GCGGCCCGTTCAAGTCGACCGTGACCGAGGGCAGTGTGAAACTCAGGTTGTTCCAGGCGTTGATGATCTTGTTGAGGACACCTTTGAACTCGTCCCAGATGACGTCGAACGCTCCGGTGACCGCATCGAAGATCGCGCTCGGTAGCCCGGTGACGAAGTCGATGACACCCTGCACACCGGTCTCGACGAACCCGGTGATGTCGTCCCAAGTGTCGGAGATGAACGATGACACACCGTTCCAGACGGTTTCCCACGCCAACTTGACGGCGGCGAGCGCGATGTCGATGACACGACCGACGTAGGCCATCGCCAGATCGACGACACCCTTGATCGCATCCCACACACCGGTGACCATCGACTTGATGCCGTCCCAGACTCGTCCCCAGTCACCGGAGATCAAACCCATCACGACGTCGATGACACCTTGAATGTAGGACATTGCCCCGTCGACGATGAGCGAGATCGCATCCCAAATGTCGGTGATGAAGTCGCGGACATACTCGAACACGGTGACGATGATCGTCTGGATGGTGTCCCAGTTCTCGCGGATGAAGTCGACGATGCCACCGACGACTTCGACGACGACCGCAGCGGTGTCTTGCAGGATCGGCCAGACGGTGTCAACGAAGAACGCTGCGACCGTGTCGACCGCTTCACGGAACCATTCCACGTTCTGATATGCCCACACCAGGGCGGCACCGATCGCTGCGATGGCGACACCGATAGCGACGAACGGGGCGATAGCGACGAGCGTGGCTATACCGGCAGCGGTAGCAGCCGCAGCCCACGACACGAACGCTGCGACGAGAACACCACCGGCGACGACGGCGAGCGCGACGAGCGCACCGATCACTTCATCCTTGTGTGTCGTGATCCAATCGAACACAGCAGAGATCGCGGTCTGTACGACGGGCCACGCATCCTTGAAGAAGGCGACAACCGAACCGGCAGCGGTAGCGATCCCCTCGAACACTGTTTCGGCGATCTTCTTGATTTCCGGCCAGTGGTCTTGAACCCATCCGACGACAGCGTCGAACGCTTCGATCATGGCGTCCATCACCGGCTGCCCGTACCGTCGCCACGCCTTCTGGATGGCGTCGACCGCTTTCGGAATGTTGTCCTGTAGCCAGGCGACCAACGTCTCGATCTTCGGGCCGAGCTTGTCCATCGCCGTACCGATCGCCGCGAACACTTTCGTCGCTACCGGCTCAAGTGCGACGAGCACCCGGTTCTTAATCAACGTCCATTTCTCACCGAACGACTCGGTGTCTTTCGCTGCGCCGTTAATCGTGTCGGTGCCGTCAGTGATCGCCGCCAGCATGTCGTCGAGGGCGAACTTGCCGCCCGTGATCGCATCGGCCAGGTCAGGACCGGCGCGTTGCCCGAACAGTTCGATCGCCAGGCCGGTCGCTTCGGAACCGGGACCAAGATTCGTGATCTCCTCGACGATCCGCTTGAACGTCGTCGGGACGTCCTCCCCGGCTTTGGCGAGTTTGCCGACACCGGCCTTCAACCCGGCGAACACCGTCTCAGTGTTCACGCCGGTCTTGTTGAACTGGGCGAGCAGTGCCAGCGACTCGTCGAACCCGAACCCGAGGTTACGGAGTGGCGCACCGAACTGGACGACCGAACCGGACAGGTCGTTGATGCCGATCCCTGACGCCTGAGCCGCCCGGTACAGGTTGTCCATCGAGTCGGCCTGATCGTCGACGCCGATACCCCAGTCGCCGAACACGCGGGTGATCTGATCGACGTTCGTTGCCAGGTCGGTCTTGGTGAGCCGGGACAGGTTGAGCATCTGTGCAGACAGATCCTCCAACGGTTTGCCGGTCAACCCGAGCCGGGTGTTCAGGTCGGCGATCGCTGTCCCGACGTCCTCGAACGATGCTGGCACATCTTTCAGGACGTTCTTGAACGAGTCTTCCAACCCGGTGAGCGCGTCCCCGGTCGCGCCGGTGCCGACACGGATCTTGTCGAACTGTTCGTCGAAGTCCGAACCGATCTTGAACAGTGCGGCACCGGCAACGGCGGCACCGGCAGCGATGCCGACACCGATCCCGGCTGCGACCTTGGCGAACTTGCCGATCTTCGACTCTGAATCGGTGAGCGCCGACGACAGCCCTTTGTTGTCGCCGAGGATCTTGACGTCAATGACACTCTTCGCCACCGGTCACTCCTCTCGTGTCATCGACGTTTCTGCGCTCGCTGTTGCTCGTGCTGACGCCATGATAGGTAGCTCAGGGCGACGGTGTAGAGATCATCGTCGTCGAGCATCAACTCGAATGGGATGCCTGCCCCTGATTCGACGGCGACGGCAACGAGATTCCAGATGGCTGACCCTCGACCAAAGGGCCGTCGACCTCGTCACCCTCGTCGACAATCGGTGTCACCGACTCGATCCCTTCCAGCCAGTTGTCGAACGCATCACCGATCTTCGCTGAGTGCCACGCCAGCCAGTACAGGTGTTCCATTGACACGCCGTCGTCGAGCCGGACCGGATGATCCGGTGTGCTGAAGTGCCGCTCGAACGCAACCTGTGTTCGCGGTCGCACCGTCACTTCGTTGACTGTCCCGTTGATGTCTTCGATGTTCAGCTTGAGTTTCATTGAACGCCTCCCTTGAGTCCGTTGGTCTTGATCAGCTTGTCGACACGTTCTTGGTAGAGGTCGATGACCTCGTTGCGTCGCTGATCGAGCGCATCGTATAGGAAGGGTTGCGGGGCGATGTTGTGGGCAGTCCACCCGAAGTGGATTGGTCCGGCATACGGCACCGATGCTCGACCGGCACGGACGACACCGGCAGCGGCTTGACCGGTGGAACGCACAGACGCCCCCAACGTCCCCGAGCGGCGCGGCACGAGTTGTGTCGCAGTCAACTCGACGACTTTGGCGGCGTCGGCGTGGACCTTCTTGAGGTCGGCGGTTCCGTTCTCGACGTTCTTGAGTGCCCGTCGGAGTTCGCGGGAGCCTTCGACCTTGATCTCAGGCTTCGTCACGATCAGGTGACGGCGAACACCGGTGCGGCTTCGGTGAGCACGTCAAGCGGGATGATCATCCGTTCGCCGCGTGCCACGCTCGTCATGAACGGGACGGCCGGGACACGGATCGAGAAGGTCGCCGACGGGTTGGTTGCGGTCACCGTTTCGGCCTCAGGCTTGAGGATGACGGTCGTCAGCGTGTTCTCCAACGCTTCGAGCAGTGTCCACGACTCGCCGGAACCGTAGCCGATCTCAAGTTCGGCGCTGAACGTCCAGTCCTGTTCACACATGTTGATCCAGTCGCCTGGCTCCAACGAAACCGAACGAGCCTTGCACTGGTATTCGACGCTGTTGATCAAGATCGACGGCGCATAGAGACGCTTGGCGCTCATGATGTTTCCTCCGTTGTGTCAGTCGCCGGGATGTCGTCGACAGTTTGCTTGCGGGTGCGGGCAGTGTCGGCCTTCACGAAGGTGTCGCCGTGACCTAGCGCAACCTGTAAGGCGTAGGAACCGAGCGGGACAACGTCACCGATGTCGAAGTGGACGCCGCCGACCGAGAACGATTGGACCGCTTTGTACTTCGATGTCGTCGACATATCACACTCCGTTCCTGAACCGTGAGTATGTCACACGGCAGGTCAGATACGACGCACCTGTCCCGTCGGAGAATACGAACGGGGCTTGCACTTCGGTCGCCATGATCGTGTCGTCGCCGACGTCGACCGGGGCGAGTCCCATCAGGATCGTCGACTGTGTGTCGAGCCACTCGAACGAGTTGACGACATCGGCTGCCCCGGCGACAAGGTACACGTCGACGCCGACACTGATGTCGCAGAAGCCGGTGTCCTCGTCGATCGTCTTCCACACGTCGGCGGGTGCGACGAACGCCGAGTGGTGTGTCAAAGATGCGGGCCGGTACGGCAACGATGACGTGACATCGCAGGCGTCACGGACAGCGTCGGCGAGCAGCGTTTCGGCGCTCATGCGACACCGATCTTGCGGTACGGGTGGATGAGTGCAAGGTAGTCGGAGTCTGTGGATCGGATCGACTGGGTGGCTTCACCACCGAACGACTGGACCCCGAACGGGGCGGCGGTCATTCGTTGCATGAGTCGGGTGGCGAGGATCGAGCAGGCTTGGTTGATCGCTGCCGGGATCGTCGGCCAGCCCCAGGTGCCGTCGATCTCGATGACGTTGCGGCGGCTGCCGGTCGGCCACGCCCGGTTCAGGAGGGTGACGAACTCGTAGGGCCAGACGGCACGGTCACCGGACTCGTCGAAGTAGTTGGCGACGTGCCACTTGTCGAGTTCGTACTGCGAGGCGGTCAGCGTCGTCTCGAACACGCCGTCGTCGTTGTCGTCGATCTTGATGGACGTCAACGAGATCAGGTCAGGGATGTCGAGACGGCCGGTGCGTGATCGTGGCAGCGTCCTCGTCTCGTCGACGCCGGTCGTGTCGAACGTCCGATGAGTGTCTTCGTCGATCGCTGCGGTCGCGGCGGAGACAGCGTCGGTGACTGTGTCGATCGTTTCGACGTTCAACGTGTCGGTCCGACCCATACGTGTCAGCACCTCCTCGGGTGTGCAGTATCCCATTGTCAGATCCTCTCGGGTTTGCGGAACCAGGCGACGTGTAACACCAGCGCCAATGGTAGCCAGACGACCGGGATGATCTGAGCCGCAGCGACAGCCATCGGCAACGCAGCCGCATGTTGATACAAGCGGACGGTGTCGGTGGCGACGAGCAGTTGGGCGTAGGCGACGACGAGAACGACGGCGAGCCGCCAGTCAGGTGCGTACAACGCGGCGAGGCAGACACCCCACGGGGCGACCATCAGCCAGCCGTCACGCCACCGGCCACGATGCCATGCGAGTGCCGTCTGGATCGGATGGTCGAGGACTGTTTGCATCTGACCGCCGAGCGGGTCGATCTTTGTCGCTGTGCGGAGCCGACTGATCACGACCGGAACCGCCAACGCTAGAAGCGGCCACAGGGTCCAACCCCACAGTGCTGCGATGATTGGACTCGTCTCGCGTACCGACGCCGCTACGGCGCAAATAGCGACCCCTGCGGCGATCCCGGCCGGTGTGTGTGTCTCGAATGCGATCAGCGAACCGGCGACGAGGGCTGTCGCCGGGAGATCGACCTGTACCGGTATCGACACTTGCGGGCCGAGTATCCCTGGCAGACCGGCGACCAAGAGGGCGGCAGCCGCAGCAGTCTGCCAGGGATCATCTGCGACGATACGCCACACGAACGTCGCGACGACGAGCGTGACGAACGACGACACGTAGACGATCCACCAGCGGCGTACCACGTTCTTGCAGACGGCAGGCAGCAGCCACCGCAGATGAAACGGGCGGGGCACCGCCGTGCCGGTCCCGGCGAGGACGTATCGGGTGGCGTCAGGACCCAGCGGCATAGTCTGCGGCGAACACGTCGACCCGGCGATGCGTTTCGAGTTCGATCAGTCGACGTTCACGATCGAACTGTTCTTCGTCGAGGAAGACACCACCCTTGTCGTGCGTCGTCTTGACCGCCGTGTTCACATACAGCGGCACGTCGATCCCGGCGAGCCGGTAACAGAACGACAAGTCCTCCGAGAACACGGTTCCGGTTTCATGCCTGACCGGCGTGTACCAGTCGTGGCCGTACACGTCCCGCATCTTCTCCAGCACGGTGCGGTGTATCAAGATGGCGGCGGAACCCGTCGCTCCGCACTTGACCATCGCGTCGCGGTCGTAACTGAACTTCGGGGTGACCCCGGCTTGATCTTCGAGCACGACGAACTCATAGATCGTCGGCTGCGTCTTCATCCAGCGGGCACCGTACGGTTTGCCGCCGTCGTTCTTCTGACCGAAGCACAACGCACCGACCACCGGCCGTTCGATCGGGTCAGCCGACTCGATCAACTGGTCGACGATGTCAGGGTCGAAACCCATGTCGGTGTCGAGCCACATCAACCATTCGGCGTCGGACGTGTCGCACATCGCGAGCGCAATGTCGTTGCGTCCCTGCACGATGCCGCCCGACCCGTATTGGCCTTGAAGCCAGAACTTGTCGTGAGTGAACAGGCGTTGCTCGTGGGCGAGGTCGTGCAAGATCAGTTCGATGAACCGGGCGAAGAACGTGGCGTGGACGTTGCCGGGATGGATCAGCCCGATGGAAACCGAGCCGGGGATCACTGCGTTGAGGACGTGCGACGAGTGGACCGCTTCTCGCCGGGGGCGGCTGTCGCCTGCTCCACCGGACGGTCGAACAGGTCGGGTCGTTCACGCACCAACGGGTCGTCGGTGTCGTATGCCTGCCCACGGTTGAGGGCGACATAGTCGCCGATCGACTCGAACCATGCGGCCATCGTTGCGACGGGTTGAACCAGTGCCATATCGGTTTCCTTGAAGGGCAGGTGGTGGGCAGGTTCCTGGGTCGACGCTGACCTGCCCGGAGCAGCGCCGACCCAGGATCAGATCACGTCGAGGTCTTGTCCTGCAACATGCGGAACGCGAGATCGTTGACGCTGTCAGCGCCCGACCGGAACCGCATGTACCAGCCGCGGCGACCGTCCGGGAGGTTGGTCGTGGTCGAGAACAGGTTGGGGATGAAGTCCAACGTGGCCGAACCAGGCTTGTCGACGATGACGTAGTTCGAGAAGTCACCGTAGATGACTTCGTTGTCCTTGACGTTCGTCGACACGACGGCGGGTGCGTCGTCGGTTTCGTACAGCGGCCGCGACAGGAGCTGATCGGGTGCCCCAGTCGAGATGTTCGGTGTGTACGTCTGCGATTCCAGCAGCTTGATCGCGTCAGCGAACAACGGGTTGGTGACGAACACGCCCCGGTTGCGGAAGCGAATCGGGACGCCACGGCGGATCGCCTGCAAGTCGACGAGGCCGATGGTCGCAGCGGTGGTCGACGTGACTTCAACGTTCGTGTTCGCGTCGAGCGCCGTGAAGATACCGGTCGGGGCGGTGGAGCCTGCGCCGGTTGCGTGCGCTGTCGCTTCGAGACGGTCACGGCCGTCGTTGAGCAGCATCGCCACATCACCGGCAAGGTTCTCGATGTCCTCGAACGCCTGGTAGGACGCCTGGATGAATCCGGCACCGACGTAGGTGGGGATCTGTGCGGCGGCGAACGTCGGCGAGTCGTCGGAGACTTCGGTGAGTTCCGCATCCCACGAGAAGTTCGACCCGGCAGTGGTGACGCCGTTCCAAGTGTTCTCACGGGTCAGCGTCACGACCCGGCTGATCTGCCGGATGACGTTGGCGGTGCCGTTGTTCGTGACGATGAGCGTCGGGTCGAGGTGCGTCGGGACGAGCAGCCCACCCTGGGTGGAGGTGCCGACTGCGACGGCGGCACGCTCCTCGTCGGTGAGGAACATTTCGCGGCCGGTCATCACCTTGCCGAACGCCGCCGTGTAGGCGTCGGTCGAACGTGCAGCGATGTTCGTGATCCACTCGCGGTCGCCACGGTGACGCTTGATGGTGCGCATCGCTTCGGTGCCGTCGATGTCGTGAGCGTCGAACGAACGCTCCATGACGTCGGTCAGCTGGCGGGCATCCATGCTGCGGATGTCGTCGGCGGTGCGGGGCGCATCCGGCTTGCGGATGAAGTTCGGTGCCTTCGGTGCGGCGTCGCGGGCGGCGGCGAGATCTTCGAGCTGGCCGAGGCGGGTTTCCTTCTCGGCGAGCGTGTCAGAGATCTCGGTGGCGCGTGCGGCGATCTCGTCGGCGCGGCCGGTGATCTCGTCGGCGCTGCGCGACTCGTCGGAGCCGAGCGTGTCGAGTTCGGTCAGGAGCGCGGAACGCTCGGTGTAGAGGTCTGCGACCTCAGTGCGGAGGGTTTCGATGATGTCCATCGGTTGTCCTTTCAGACAGTGGCGAGCAGCCGGTGGCGTGCCCGTACGATCGCCTGCGCGATTGCGCGGGCGTTGTCCGGCTCCGAACCACCGACGGCGGGAACGTTGCTGGAAGCGTCACGACCACCGACGGCGGGAAGTGACGCGAGGAACTGGGCGGCGACGGCAGGACCGGCACGCTCGATGTAGCGGGCCAGGATGTTCTCGTCGGCGAGGAGATGTTCGATGAACCGGTCGGAGCCGGAACGGACGCCTGCGGTTGCGTCCTCGTAGGCCGGGAACGTGACCGGTCCGAACTCGTACAGGTCGACGCCGGTGATCGAACGCTCCGGGAGTTTCTGCGGGTTGTGCTCGGATTCGCGTTTCGGTTCGATCCACTGGTCCTTGGTGATCTTGAACCGGAACGACGCACCGAGTTGACCGGCACGCAACGCTGGCAGCAGGTCGTTCACATACGACGAGTCGAACAGTTCGGACTCGTAGTAGGCGCCGTTGTCATCTTCACGCAGAACGTCGGGTGCGCCGAGCGGCTTGTTGCCGACACTGGGGTCGTGGCCGTGGTCGTACAGCACCCGGATCTTGTTGCCACGTTCCTTGAACGTGGCAGCGAATGAGCCGGGTCGGACCCGTTCCATGAACCGGCCTTCGTACCACGAGTCGATCGTTGTCCACCGGTCGAACACGGAGAAGTGTCCGTGCATCGTGCGACCGGTTCCGTCACCGGAGTCGTCGCGCAGTTCAACAGCGTCGTCGTCGTAACGAAGCCGAACCAGGTTGTCAGTCGGATGTGCGCTCATAGTCGACTCCTCTCGCCGGTGATGCTAGTACGGGATGCTGCGGTCAGTCTGCTATTGCGACGATGACGACAAGGATCTCGTCGTCGTCGACGAGCAGTGTGCCGTCGGCTTCGACGACCCTCGGCGGTCGACGTTCGATGAGTACCGGCGAGAAATTGGCGGGACGTAGCAGCAGATTCATCGAATCTCTTTCCAGCCAATACCGCCACGGGCCGTCCCAGACGTTCCAGTCACGGCAGTGACGGCGAGCGTCAACGCTTTCGGGGCTGCGCCGGCGATGTCCAACGTGAGCGGGTAGCTGTCACCGATCCCGGTCGCCCCGGCAGCAGCCACCTTCGGACCCGACCCGGCAGCAACGAAGAACGACGACACCAGAATGCCCGGCGTCGTGATCGTCGGAGCGACCGTCGTGTACTCGACCGCACTGCTCGCATTCGCACGGGTCCAAGTGCCGCCGGTCAGTGTGGACCCGTACATGACCTCAACGAGTACGGCCTCGGACGCTGCGAACACCGACAGCTCGAGCGGGACCACATAGGACCGATTGACCAGACCCGACGACGCCGGATATTGGGTGGCCGGCCGGATCGACAGCAGGTGAGCGCGGGCCGTCGACGTGGTGACGTTGGCGGCGTTCGCTGCTGAGAACGTGAACCCGTTCGGCGAGTTGACGCCACCCTCTGACTCCACTTCGGCACAGATCGCCTTGAATGTCGCACCGGCCGACGTGGCGGTCGACTCGATCGACCAGCGGATCGGAAGCGTGAACGACTGGACGTACGGTGCCGACGCCCCGTCAGTGTTGGAGTGGTTGAACTCATGGCAGTAGATGGTGCGCCCACCAATGTTCCAGCCCATCCTCACCCTGCCGACACCGAGCCAGGCGGCGTCGATCACGAGCAACTGCCCACCGGTCGCACCCAGGTCGAGGGTGACACCGGACGGGCCGGTCCCGTCGAGCGGGTCGATGTTCCATGCAGCCTGGGCGACCGGTGTGTTGACCAGTGTCCCGGTGCTGGTGGAGCGGCGCACGAACGACACGCCGGCCGTGGTCTGCTCGGCGTAGAACCCGTTGGCGGCGTCGAACAGACCGCAGCGGCGGCGGATGTTGGCGACGGCGTCGCCCCACTCGGCGGTGAGCTTGATCAGTTGCGACTTGCCCGGTTCGTACGGGATGTACTGACGGGACTGCAACGCTGCCAGGGAGCCGCTGGTGACCGCTGCTGTGAGCGTGGCCGCTCGAGCGTTGGCGTTGTGTGCGACGGTGCCCGACGTTGTCTGCACGGCTTCGTACAGGATCGGCTGCGTGTCGTACGTGAACGACGCAGCGAACAGGCTTTGAGGGTTCGATACCCGCAACCGTCCGAAGGCGTCGCTCCACTCGTCGCCGATCCCGACGAGCTGCGTGAACGAGTCGTCAGTGTTTTGTCGGGCGTTGACGGCGTAGGCGGCATCAGGCCCGTTAAACACCGTCACCGGCGGCTCGTACTGGAACGCCATCAGTCTTTCTCTTGCACTTCGGAGATCCGGCCCTTGTCGTCACGACGCACCCGATACGTCGACGGCTTCTCGTCGGCCGGCATGATCGTCACCTGCGCGGGCGGCACCTTGGCCGGGGCGACCTCGACCCGGTTGTTGTTCTCCACCGTCACCGGAGTCGGATCGACGTTGACCGTGTTCTCCACCGTGACCGGGGTCGGGTCGACCTGCACGACGATCGACGGTGCATCCATCCGCTGCTCGGGGACGTTCACGATCGGAGCGTCGACGTGGATGACGGGCGGTTCGATGCGCTGCTCGGGGACGGCGATAGTCCACGACTGGTCAGGCATGTTGACCGTCAACGACTGCGGTGGTTGCGGTGACGGGAACGAACGCTCATCGACGGCTCGAGCCGCCGGTGTGACGGCGGGTGCGGTGGCGATGCCGGGTTCGTCGAACTTGGCGTCGGGGAACGGTGCCTCATCTTCGATGCGTCGGATCTCGTTGACGGTGATCGTGTTCGAGTCCAGCCGCAACTTGTGAACCTCGTGCCGTTCCTTGGTGGTCATCATCAGCGCCGACGACGTGTTCAACCGGACCTGCTGCGGCCGAGGGATCAGCGCCGTCAACGCACGTTGCATCTTGACGACCCAGAACTGGCGGCGCTTGTAACGGGCGAGGTCGGCGTCGGTCCGGTTCGCATACGTGATCGACGAGCCGCCCGACGATGAGCCGTGATCGGCCGGGTCCTCGCCGAAGATGCGACAGATCTGTTCGACCGTGTACCGCTGCGTGTCCAAGAACTGGGAGTCGGTCGGGTTGGTTTGCAACGGGATG